AAGTACCTTCAGCGCAGGCAGGAACTCAGGTTCATGTCTGGTCCGCAGTTGGTACAGGACACTATCTATCATCTTGGAGACCCGTCCGTTAAGGTCGATGGGAATGTCGCTTCTGGCGGCTCCCCTGTCAACTCTAACATTGGTGGCCGGTACTTTGAAGGTGACGGTGGTGCAAATGGTGGGCCTGGTGCAACAGGTCTACGTCCATTTGGTATTCCGGTTACAGAGATTCCGCTTATGCCGGAATCTGTTGCTGGCGATTACGGGGGTGCCGCGGGTGACCACGGCTACCTGATCATGACGTTCCCGCAGAACCATATTATTGGTATTCAGCGTGAAATCGTCGTGTATCGCGAGTTCAAGCCAAAGAAAGACACAATTGAGTACACTCAGTTTACGCGTGTTGCGTCAAACGTCGAAAACTTCGATGCTTATGTGATCACCAAAAACGTTAAGCGCCGCGCCGCTTAGCAATAATTGAATAACTGATGGGGACGAGGGGGCAGTTGAGGAACTGCCCCCCGTCTTCGTTAAATCATGTTGTATTATGAAAGGAGGTATGGTAATATTTAATCATGGCTGATAACAATGTAGTTACTTCCGAGTCCATTGAGGCTGCGGAGGTCGAAGAACCAAAACAAGCAGCGGCTCCGGCACCGGCTAAAAAAGCCCCCGCCAAGAAGGCTGCTTCAGATAAGGAAATACTTATCAAGATGGACGGGCCAAGAGGGTATGCCACAGGTGGACACGATTTCACTTTGGATCATCCCTTCAAGGCGCTGCCAGAAAAGGAAGCGTTGACTTTGATTGCCACTGGCTCTTTCGCAAGGGCTACGGCATCAGAAGTTAAGGCTTTTTACAAGGAGTAAATATGGCTGACAAAGAAGAAACAGAAGAGGTAGCGGAAGTGGTTGAGGCTCCTAAGGCGCCATCTCCGTGGCGTTCTAAGGTGTCCACGCCTGCTACAGGTACAGGTGGCAGTGTGCAAGTCGAATATACAGGACACGGCTCTTACAGCATACTTGGGTTTACATTTTCAAATGAAAACCGTACCCAAAGAGTACCTGGCAATATTGCAAATCTGGTCCTTGCGACTGGCAAATTTAAGTAAGTAATAATAATAGGAGGTTATGATGGCCGCAATTAGCAATTATTTGGAAAACGAGCTTCTGGATCACGTCCTGAAGAACGCAGCATACACTAGTCCTTCGACTGTGTATCTTGCACTCTATACGGCCAACCCAACAGATGCAGATTCTGGTACCGCAGTTTCGGGCGGATCTTATGCCCGTCAGGCTATCACTTTTGGATCGGTCGCCTCTGGCGGCACGATTTCCAACACAGCAGATCTAACATTTACAAGCATGCCAGCCGCTTCGGTTACGCATGTTGGTATCTATGAACATACCACTAATGACTTGTTGTTCCATGGTGCGCTTAGTTCAACTAAGGCTGTGGATGCTGGGGATACATTTAAAATTTCAACAGGCGACTTAGATATTTCGCTCGACTGATCGGGGTGCATTATGACCCTAAAGAGACGAGAGTTCGTAGGAGCCGCATCAGAAACAACGCTTTCAGCGGGTATTAATTCTTCTGTGGCATCGTTTAGTGTTGCAAGTGGGTCTGGATTCCCTGACGGGAGTTCATTCCCGTTTGTAGTCGTGGTTGACCGTGGTGCTGCTGACGAAGAGAAGGTCTTGGTGTCTTCAAGATCTGGAAACACTTTTACCGTCGCGGCCAATATTGGCGGCGTTACGACTGGTCGAGGGTTTGACAGCACGACTGCTGCTGCCCACGATTCAGGGTCTAAGGTTGGACATGTTTTGGATGCCACCACGATGACTGACATAAGTCAGACAGTATATGATAATGAAGTATTATATTGGATGGGGGTAGCATAAATGGCACAGTTCACTGCAAAAAGTCTGTCAAGAGGGCAGCCTGGTACGTCTATTGGTACTCTATATACTGTAACTAATACAAATGATTATTATACTATTGTAAAGAATATTATTGTTTGTAATACAACCAATGCAACCGCAACATTCGACCTTCATACGGTTGCGTCTGGCGGAACTGCCGGGGTAACAAATCAAGTGTTCTCAGACTTCGCTGTTCAAGGAGATGAGACTGTATCAATTGATGTTTCGCTGGTCTTGGCCAAGAACGAAACCATACAGGCTCTTCAGGTAACATCTGGAGCTTTGACCTTGACAATAAGCGGAGTGGAGTACACGACGTAATGGCCATTAGACACTTCCCTTCTGCCAAGATCTCCGCATCCACGACCCACTCAGTTAGGACAGAAACGACTAGTGGTTCTCCCACTTCAACGATTGCTGATGGGGCTATTGCTGTTGATACAACTAACGATGTATTTTATTATCGTTCAAGTGGAGCATG